ATGCTTTGCACTGGCAGGGCGTCGATCTTAGAGGAATCATTCTGAAGCCAAATATGGTCCTCTGGGGCTATGATCACGAAGTCGCTCAAGTCCCCGGAGAAGGCAAATTCGCAGAAGCAGCAGATTACACTTTGGGGACTCTATACAATTGCGTTCCAGCCTCAGTGCCGGGCATTGCATTCTTGTCGGGTGGACAACCTGACGATAGTGCTGTTAAGCATCTAAGATTGATGAATGCCACATGCCATCCATGGAGAATCACATACTCTTATGGTCGAGCACTTCAAGGCCCAGCTTTAAGAGAATGGGCTGGTAATCCAGAAAATGTAGAAAGTGCTCAAGAAGTTCTGTTGAGTCGTTCTAAAGAAGTTTTTGATGCTTGTTCAAGCAAGCATACATAAGATGTCCCATTAACAATTAAAGAGAGGTAAAAATGTATAAAATTTTTGCATTATTTGCAGTTGCGGGATTGATGGCTTTCAGTGTCAATACAGTTGATGCTGCTGGTCCACATCATTCTCGTAGTCATATCAGTTTTGGAAATCCTTATGGATTTCATATTGATTTACACCAACATCGTAATGGAAGTTTAGGCTTGCATTTGAATCAGGGTCATCAATATCAACGACATAACAGTTATCGATATTACAACCCATATCAACGGCAAAGCATCCGTTACTATAATCCGTACCAACGGCACAGCAATCATTACAATCCGTATCAGCGACATAACAGTCGTTACTACAATCCACATCACCGAAATCATCGGTAACAGATGTTAAAAGAAAAGCCCGGCATTGCCGGGCTTTTTTTATTACCTAACTGGAAGAGGAATATAATTTTTAGGATACTTTCCTTGAGGATTGTTTCTATCTCGAATTGGAATTTGTCGAGCCAAACTGTGACCAATATCATTTAGCCAACCATATCCATTTCTTTCATTGTAGGCACGGACTGCCTTCAAAGGTGTAAAGTATCCGTTTCCATTTCCAGAATAATCTGACGTTCCCCAACAAACGCCAACGAAGTAATTTTCATCTGACAGTCCACCACCAGATCGCCCCGGTCGAGGACTGTTTCTTGTTGTTACAAGATCGGGCCATTGTCCATCTCTAAGACCAACAACCTCTACGTCATAATGAGCAACTTCTCTTGCTCCATCACAACCAACAGAGTGTAGTCTTTGTCCTTCTCTATAATTCCATTCTTCCGGGGCTATTGGAAGATACTCAGGAATCCAATCTGGCTTAAATCTTAACAAACTAACATCTCTTCCATCACTGTTGCTGTAATAAAGAACTTCGGCATTATATGATCTTTCGTCATTTAGTTTATTGTTGTTGTGATACCAAGTGATTACTTTACAAGTCCTGTTTTTTCTTTTACCTTCTTCGCCACTCATGTTGCCGCTCCATAAGTGTCCGCAAGATTGCATGTAGGCCCAACCATCATCTGGATTGTAATAAACAATTGTTCCTGAACCAGAAGCACTTCCTGTAGATATTTTCAATCCATTAGAAAGCCACTTTCTATATTGTGCATCACGTTGCTCAATGGGCTTGCCTCCATGTGCGGATGTGGCAAATGGATCGTTTTCGATCAAAGGCATGTTGTCACATGGAGATGTTCTTAAATCATATGCAATGGGCTTGTCTGGCGATCTGTATTTGGCAACAAGCATCATGCAAATCAACACAGTCATTAAACCTGTGTTGATTAAGAGAAATTTATTTGGCATTTGGCCTCCCATTGAGGATACATTTTTGTTAAACTAAGGTTTCTTATATAGGGTGGAGTCAAATGATAAGATTAACAATACAACACAACATTGTTCTGACAAGAGATCAAAGGTATGCTCTTCATGAGGGGATAGAGCTAGTAGTCGTGGGGGTTTCTGTTCCTGTGTGGTTTAAGGAAAACATCACATCTGAACCCGGCAAAGAGATATTTTGCCGATACTACTTAAAGAATCCCAAGAAAGATGTGCCAATACAAATCATGAAAAATGGATATGAAGTAACTTTGCCAAATAGACCGGGACAAAAGTTATCTATATCTGATGAAGATTGGAGGCATTTAAGTTTCAAAGAGCCAGAAAAACTCAATGCAATGTACAAAAGCCTTGATACAGAAGTGTCTTCAAAAAACCTTCTTGATATTAAAGATGGTGGATCTTCAAGTCTCAATTACAGAGAGCACAACAAAACGCACAAAGAAGATGAGACATTAAATATCATGCACTTTGTTCACATTGGGTCAATGGAGTCTTTAACAGAAAGCATCTCTTAAGTTCCATCAGGGCAATCTCTAAGAGTCATTCCAATTCTCATTGTTACAGACTCGCCAATAGCCACTGTGATAGCAGTTCCTAAAGAAGCTGTGGATACAAGAAATCCACTATTATCTGACTTGTCAGAAAGAAACAAGTTACTTACTGTCCCCCAGCTACCAACAGTTGCTCTAAAAGCAACAATAGGACTTGTGGCGATAAAATGATCTGCCTCAAAATTTATAGCAAAATCTCCAGATGAATTCACTTCTTGTCTTTCATATCCATTTGATCCCGGTTCTCCAATAAGATCATCTATGGTATTGTCAACTGAAACCAATGATCTGTTATCCAGACCTAAATAATAGGAATCTGGGATAATTGTACTAACACGACCACCTGTAAACACTGCTCTCAAGATGTATTCTTCTCCATCTTGGTGCATTAAGTTATAGATGTTATTGTCTTCCCAGAGAACAGACCCATTAACATCAAGGTGCTTAACTTCAATAATCTTTAATATGCCATTCCACATAATCACTCTCCTTCGTGATATATAGAGTGTTATGCGCTTCAAATTATGGATACAACAAGAGAATCTCTCACCGGGCGGCGGCGGCACGCTTGACGATCCCCATGCGGATATGGAAGCTAGAGCCAGAGATGACGCTAAAAAGGGAGTGGGAGCTAACTTTACAGGCGGTGATGGGCCTATAAGACCAAGTGTAAAAACAGCTACATCTGGTTATGAAGACATAAGACATCGTAGAATGATGAAAAAAATGATGAAGAAAGCTTAATCCCAATCATCGTCGTCTTCATCATCGTCTTCTAAATCTTCTTCTTCATCCTCATCAAGAAGATCATCGTCTTCTAAATCTTCGTCTTCATCATCCCATTCTATATCATCTTCTACTAAATCTTCCTCGTCATCGTCATTCTCTTCCTCATCAATGACGATATCATCATTATAATCATCGTCATCATTGTAGTACGGATTATCCTCGTCATCGTAACTGTAGGCATAAGCTTCTTCCATCCAATCTGGCATTTTATAAGACATGTTGTTTACTCCTGATGAAATTAAGACATTGGAGTATATTAGAAGGAAGTTAAAGAAAAATGCAATACCTTAAAGAATAAAACCAAAAATTTATCGAACAACTTTATATCGAAAAGAGCAACATCTCACTGGTCCGCTTTTTTCAACAGGCAAAGGACACAAGGTTTTTTCAAAAGTATGAAAGAATCTTCCATCTTCTCCCAAAATATGTTCTATGACAGTAATCACTCTGCCGTGTATCTTTTCCCATTCATACAGCGCAGATCCTTCTACGGCCAATGAGGGCTTGTTACAGGTCTCTGGATCATAGACCCCACAACCCGCATTGTTCTCTGGCTTAAATTGCTTATTGTATTCCGGTGAAAATCCACTGGAGCCACATCCTCTGCAACTCATAGTTCCTCCTTAAACAAAAAGTGTACGACAAAGTTTTCCACTTTGTATTTCAAATGGTGTGTCGGTTCCTTCTCCAACGCCGCCAGTTTCATGCAGATGAATGATAGCATCCTGTGCAGCACTTAATGATTCTGATTGGGAAATCAAAATGGAATCATAAATGTTCTTGTCATTGTCATACAAGTACACTTGGTCATGAGGAATTTCAATTTCAACATTGTACAAAGGATTGTCTGATTGTGCTCTCATCATATGATCGCCCAGCTTGACATTCATTTTACTTTGAATACAAACGATTCCTTCATCATTGGTACATTCTGGAGCAGATAGCATCTTAACTTCTGGTCTCATGAGATTCCTGTCAAAAAAGATTTGTCTTATTTGATCATGATATTCATTATTGAATTTTGTCTTTTCTGCCCAGAGCATAGTCTTTGCAATTGATTCATAAAACTTCACGTTCAAAGGTGCAGATTGAATAGCAGCAAACACTCTTCTTCCCAAAACATCTCGGGCATGTTTCATAGATTCAAACGGAGCATGACCCTTGGCAACAGTGTCTTCATAAACCATTACGAAGATGTCATAAAAAGCACCCAAGAAAACTCGACCAAAACTGTGACATTCAGCAGCCAGTTTATGGTGTGGTGCAGCTTTTGGAAGAGTCCCCGGATTAACATACTTGAAGTCATTGATCGTGCTTCTTAGGTATTGAGGGTTTCTTCCACTCTGTGCCCCAGTCACTCTGAATATCGCTTGGCCAACATGTTCTGCTAGATTGGTAATTACACTTGGTTTTCTCATGTCACCATTTGTTTGAACTAAAGCAAAATGCAAAATTTCGTCATGCGACATGATGTTAAGCATGGCTGTCATGTCAGCAAATGCTTCATGAAATGACCAAACTTCTAATGAGGCCGCTCCCCAAGTGTCAGGTCTGTAAGAATCTAAAATTGCATGTCCTAATTCATGAGCAACAATGTCCGATGAATCGGCAGTAAACACATCGTTATAATAAAAGAACTGCATTGATGCTCTGTTGTAAAAAGCATTAAGGTCTTTTCCTGCTCTTGGGTTTACGATCAAATTATGAGTGCCAGCCCATCTTGGAATCTTTTTCCCAGACAAACGGTTAGCAATGTTATTGATTGTATTGGCTACAGTAACATGACAGTTGGCTGCTTGAGACTCAACTGAGCTTCGTGGATAACCTCCACCTTTATATTTTACAACCGTAAATTTCAAGTTGGAAGGAATGACCGGTGGGGGTATATTTTTAACCAAGTTAGGCGTAGTCATGTCATTTAAGACATATTGAATTAGCTTCGCATTGGGCACTGGTGCTGGTGCTGATACTGGTCGTGGCACTGGTCGGCGGCGTTTGTATCTTCTGCCAACTCTTTTGCTGGCGTCCATTGTTTTTTCAAATCCTATAAGATTCATAAATTTGTCATAACAACCTGCCACACATTCCTTGGTCCGCATCCAACATATTCTAAATTGATCAAGTAAATTCATTAAGACCCTCCATATTCTATATAGTCTTAAGAAGAGAGGTAACAAAATGAGTTGGACTCAAAAAGAAAATGCAATTCGAGAAAAAAGAACAATTGAAGCCACAAAGAAAAATTTCATGGGACCAGCAGGAAGATTAGGAGTGATTGCCAAAGCTCTTGGACACCCAATTATACGAGAAGGCAGTGGGTTCATGGATATAAGTTTTCTGGAAGATCCTTATGAAGATTTCACAGACAGTGAATTTGCAACTACAGCCAGTGGACAAAAAGGACCGTTAGCATTCAAAGATGAACTCCCAATAGCTAACAGTGACTTCATTGAAGAAGAAGGTTATGTATTCGATGGCTTGAGCCGTGGAATGCACCTTGAAATAAAATATTGGCACAGTAGTCATAAATTAGAAGTAACTTACAGAGGGTTTTTGGTTTACAAAGAAATTGCTGGAGAGCTTGATAATTACGCCCCATTTCCAGAATGGGAAGACATGATCAAAAGACTATATAAAGCGGCTAAAGTTAGAGCCAAAGATGACATTTCTGTGGAAGAAATAGAAATAAGCGAAGCAATTGATAGAAAAAAAAGAAGCATTTGGGAAAACCTTAAAAATAGATGGGGTCTCTGATACAACGAAATCGCTGCCAAAAAAAATAAGCTGAAAATCATAGATAGAGTGCAGTTAATCATCTAGTGCTAGAACCCATAGGAGGGGATTTATGTCTCATAATCACAATAATTGTTGTAACAAGTCTGACTGCGACCATGTAGAGGTCAAACAATTGACTCTTGATGATGGACGCAGAGCAGAACGTCATGTATCACATGATAGCGGCAACGAAGTAGTTGAAATTTTCGCTGAAGAGCGAAGACCGCTAAAAATGGAAAAGCGAATCATCCGAGAGCACAAGCAAATTGTCTCTAAGGAAACTCACGAAACAATCAAAGATGGAGAAGTATCTCACATCGAAGTTCGTTCACTCGAACCAGAAGTTCCACTACAAGTGCGTGAGCGCATTGGCCTAGTGGATCATCACAAAGTTGTTGATGGAGACTATGTTCGCAAAGACGAGATTGGGCAGATTGTAGCCGACAGTGTTGTTACTGGCGTGGCTGCTCTTATGGACAACATGGATCACCCTGTAGTTCATGAGGACAAACAACCTATGTTCCATGCACAATCTGTTGTCGAGAATAATGTTGCTGAGAAAAAGAAAAGCGATGGAATGGCAAACGTAGTTATGGGCGTCCTTCTGGTTGCTCAACTTGCATTCTTTGGCTACATGTTCTTAATGTAAAAGAGGGGCCGACATTTGGAAACAATACAGTCTGCATAACTTTCCCTCCTATAAGAAAATCGTGATCTCTTCAAGGGATCACGATTTTTCTTTCAGTAGTACAAGGAAGATGGTTCGCAAACCAGTTTTCAAATACTCTTCTGAGGAGAGCGACTTAAACGATTTGTTTGAGGAGCTTACTCCTTTGGATGAGTCGGGCGTACTCTTACATCCCACCCTTCAATATCCTCTTCTGCGCATGATTCTTCAATGTAACGAGTAGCTCTTGCCTTGGCTTCAGAAATAGCCACATCATAAGGAACTGAGCCCATCTCCCCAAGATCGACAAACTTTGGTCCACTCTTATGTCGATACATCAATTGCATAAACCAAACAGAATTTGACTGTTGAATGATGGCACTTTTATCTTTCCAAGCAACAAGACTTTTTGCTGTCTGTAAAGCTTCATCAAAAGTGTCAAACTTTATGAAAGAAGTATCTGGTTGAACGTCTGAAGTAATTGATGTTCTTGGATCAGTTTGTGTTGGTATTTTTTGTAACACAAATTTTGCATCATGACTATGAATCAAAAATCCTTTGTTCATTAAAACTTGATATAACTCGTCTACCATCATATATTTCCCTATAAAAAATGCCCACGCAAAAAGGTGGGCATTCATTTAATTGTGTTGAAAAACTTATGCACCTTCGGTGAACATCACCGTGATTGGAAATCTTTCCAATGTGGAATCTTCTGGGTCTTTCATGAAGTTCTTAGAAGACTTTGTAAGCCTAGCATAATCACCCCATTTTGGAATTCGATCCTTGCGGTATGTCCGAACTTTAGAAACAGCCTCAGACCTTGTACGGACTTCGTTTCCGCATCTAAACTCATATCCAGTAAGATGAGTTGGTGTTTCTTCAATTACCAATAGCGTCCTGCGTATTGGATGAGTATGATGTTTGCCCTGATAATACAATCGAGCGACTGGCTTGTTTGAAACAAGATCATACACTTTTTGTTTTTTAGTTTTCGTTTCCATCGATCTCTCCTTGAACGATTTTGTTATAAATTTCTGTAGCGTATTCAACGTCACCTAATCTTTTATTCCCAAATCGATCATCTGTCAAGGGCACTTCATAAAGAAGATTGGCAGAAATAAATAAAGGAAGTTCTGGCCTCGCAGAACCTTCTTCAAGTTCCACCTCTGCCATCACAAAGTATAGATTTCCATTGTTAAAGAAATCTACTTCCCATGTGTTATCGTTGTTATCGACAACATAACGATCTTTCTTTAATTTGCCGACACACACAGACCACAAATCTTTTCCATCTCGTTGATCCATTTGTTGTTCGACTTCAATTACTCTTTTTCGAACTTTCTGTTTGAAAGTTAAGAACCATTTGGTGTCTCGATCTAATTGACCTTCTTCACGAGACGATCTGACACGACAAGTCATGCCTTTAGAGAAAGCCAGATATCCTTGTTGAATCACAAGGTGCTTCTTGCAATGTTTCTTAAAGTATGAATCGTTCGTGACGATATTGAGAACGTATTTGAATTCGTGTTCAGTCGGCATCGCAAAGGGGATCCTTCTTCTCTGTGATATTGGAGCACTGTGGAATCATCTCTTCATTCAGTTTAATGAAGTCTATCCACTCCTCGGGAACTTCATCTTCTCGGAAGATCGCTTCCACCGGACATTCTGGCACGCAAGCCTGACAATCGATGCACTCGGCAGGATCGATATAAAGCATCGACTCGCCTTCGTAAAAGCAATCGACGGGACATACCACTACACAATCAGTGTATTTGCATCCAAAACATGGTTCTGTAACAACGTAGAAGCTCATCTACCACTCCCTAAAGGAAAACGTGCTTGCCTTCAATAAGGCCATCTTTGTTGGCCTTCATTAACTTCACTGTATCATATTGTCCATAAGCAATCAATACCGAAGGCCCACCAGAATTATGTTTTGCTTTGGTGCCGTCTGGGTAATGGAAATACAATCGACCTTTAAGGAACAAAATTGAATTTGCATGATCCCACACATGGTCGAAGAACATCTTTGTCTCCGTGCGTGCAAAAATTAGAGTCGTTCCATGATTGTGCTCAGCCAGTTTGCCAATCCACTTTCCTGTCTCTGGACCATAAGGAGGGTTGAGCCAAACTCGCCCCAACCACTCCTTGTTGAATCCATCATCATCAATGTTGTAAGAATTCTCTGCCGTCTTCCAAGGCTGAGTGGCAGAACAACAAGGATCGAGGTCAAATGGACCGAGAGCATCTAAGATGAATTGAGGTGTAATCCAATCATCCGTTCTTCCTTGGTATGCTCTCGTATGGCCTCCAATGCCTTTGCTTTTGCTCTTCATTACCATTATGACTTCTCAGAACAACTTTTGTCCTTCGGAATCATCTTTTCAACTTCACGAGCCGTCTTCCATGAATCCAAAAGTTGTTCTTCATAAAAGAGGTGCGTGTATGCTGTGGCCGAATTATCGAACTCCTCGGTCTGGTTAAGACGCTCAGTGTATTTGTCAGCCACTTCATCTTCCATCACTACGATGGCTTTCATGATAGCACCGGGACATTTCAGGTCCGCTGGATATTCATTAACATCCGTGCCCGGCACGCCGCCCAGATGGACGATCAGTTCAGAGAATTGAGTTACATGAAGCAACTCATCAGCAGCTTGTTTTTCACAGAACTCCCGAAGTTCGTTTCTATGAAGTCCACGAATTTGCACGGCAAACTGAGTGTAAGCCGCAAGGTGTTTTCTCTCGTTCTTCAAATCTTCTTGTAGCAACGCAACCAAATCTTCATTCGTCATTGTGATCTCCTTCGTTTAGAATTTGTAGGTCATCATTTACAGAGCATAGCATAGTTTCATCAAGATCGACAAGACCTACATGATACAACGCATGACAGCAAGCGCACAACACCACACATTTATTCATTTCGTTTGCTACAGACTTATATCCATAGTCTGCTCCACGTCCCATCTGAAACTGTTTCTTTTTAGGATCAAAATGATGAAATTCCAGTTGCGCCGAATGAAATTCCCCTTCCCATTTACATTCTGGGTTCTTGCATCCATAAGATAAACACACCTCATTGATCAATTTGCGTTTTACTTCACGATGCTTTTTGGCTCGTTCAAGTATTTTGTCACGATTTTTTTCATAGTGAATTTTGGATTGTTTTTTAAGATGATCTTTGTTTTCCAAATAATACTTCCGATGTCTATTCGTCATGTTTGTGCAATTCTCCATTCCCATGTCTGTGATAACCATGAGGGAATGGAACCTCTGGATGTCCGTGGTCATGCACATAAGGCATTTTCTTAAATTCAGCTACATTGAAAATTGGTCGGCCTTCGGCCTGACAGAGACGCCATGCTAATTCAAAACCATATCTAGCAACCTTCTCTATGCCATCGTAGTTAATTCTATCAGCAGTGTCATCTGGAGTATGATAGTAAGAATGGCCTCCAGTATGTAAAAAAGCAATAGGAACTCTTTTGTTGTAGAAACATGCGTGGTCTGATCCACCTGATCCCCTGCTGGTGATCTGCTTTGCAAAAGAATACTTGCCGTTCAGACTGTCGATAATCCGACCAATATCTGGAGAACTGTCGCCTGCATTGAACCCAGCGAAGTATTGTCCCCGACCTAAGTATCCGACCATATCGAAGTTAATCATTGCGATGTGTTTTTTGATAGAAGGGGTACTTCTGGGAAACGTAGGATTGTCGCAATAATATCGACTGCCGATCAATCCCATCTCCTCTGCACTATAAGCTTGGAAGACAACAGTTCTTTTGACTTTTCCTTTAAGCATGGAAAATGCTTGTGCAATTTCCATCAAAGCTACAGTGCCAGATGCGTTGTCGTCTGCTCCGTTATGGATGTCAACACGTCGTGATCGACTCATACTTGGCCCATATCCAATATGATCCATGTGAGCACCGATAACAATAATCTCGTTTTTCAAAACTGGATCATTGCCTTCGATCCAAGCAAATATGTTTTGCGTAAAGTCATCGCCCTTTTCGTTTTTAGGGCCAGCATTCATTCTGCGAATACTAAATTTCTGGTATTCAGTGTCCAGATTGTTCTCTTCGTGAAAATCCTTAATGTAAGTGGCGGCAACGACATTGCCCTTCTTGCCACTCATTCTTCCTTCTAGCTCATCTGAGGCCAGATAGCGAAGATGTTCTTCAAGCTCTTTGCTTGTAATAGATGCTAGAGCCTCTTCAAAGGTAGATTCCTTTGACTCTGGGATCGGTGTAATTTGTCCTGTGTCATCAGGTTTTGGATTTTCAGCTACTACAGGTGGCTGGTTTCTATCCTGAAATACCTTATATGCGATTACGCCTGTAAGGGCAAAGTTGACACAAATTACGATAGTTAACAGATTTCTAAGTTTCATGATTCACCTCAAAACGCATTGTAACTACTTTCTGTAATAAAGCAAAGAGAGAAATAGTACAAAAATTGCGACTTAGTTAATAACTATAGAAGGTAACAATGAGTTGGGAGGTAACACAATATGCCATTTCATGACGTAGATCCAGAATGGAAGTCGAAATATGACACTTTAGAAGATCATTACAACGGTGAGTATGATCCAAAGTATTTCAGCTTCAACAAGTATGAAAAAACAATCGATCCGATGGAACCCTTCGATGAAATCGAAGAATATGACCCAGTAACAATACACAAGGAAATGCTTAAATGTGCCATGTCCTTCACATATTGGTGTCATAAGTATGTAAAGATTGCGCATCCGAAGCGAGGACTCCTTCCTTTTATTCTTTACAAGTATCAGAAACGTGTAATCAAAGAATATGAAAACCGTTTCTGTATCTTGTCAAAATTTCGTCAAGGGGGCTTGACGACAGTGACAACCATTTGGGCTTTATGGAGATGTCTCTTTAAGCTCGATGAAACGCTTATGGTTCTTTCCAAGTCTGATCGTGAAGCTATCGCCGCTGGTGAAATCGTCAAAAGAGCGATGCAAGAGCTTCCAGAATGGATGAAACCTGATATGGAAAAGAACAACGATCACCAGAAACTATTTCATGACACTGGTTGCAAATTGTTCTTCTACACACCGGAAGCTGCTCGTGGTCGTTCTATCACATATTTGATCTTGGACGAAGCAGCGTTTATTCCACAGATGGACAAGCACTGGAAAGCTATGTTTCCAACTATCTCTACTGGTGGACACTGTATCACAATTTCTACGGTTAACGGTGTCGGCAATTGGTACTATGACATTTTCATGGGTGCTAAGAGGGGACGAGGATTCGGTAAAGACTTCCACATCATCGAATTGGATTACTGGGAACATCCTGACTACGATGATGAAGATTGGGTTAAGCAAACAAGATCACAACTTGGTGAAAAAGGTTGGTTACAGGAAGTTATGCGTGACTTCCTTGGTGCCGGTGAATCATACATCGACCCGGAAATCATCAATGATCTCGATTTAGTAACACGTGAGGTTGAGCCAATTAGAAGGTTGTTCCCAGAGTACAACAACCATCACGAAGCTCAAGATCAAAGACTTGAAGATTTAGATTCATGGATCAAAGGTGCTTTGGAAATCTGGAGAGAACCAGTTGATGGCAGAGAGTACATCATTGGAGTTGACTGTGCCGAAGGTATGGGAGACGAGAACGACAACAGTTGTTTTGAAGTCATAGACGCTGTGACTTGCGAGCAAGTGGCAGAGTTCTATTCAAACATCGTTCCTCCGCACAACTTCTCTCAGATTTTGTCCATGGTGGGAAGAACCTACAACAGTGCTTTAATTGTTGTAGAATCTCAGAATGCTGGACTAACTGTTTTAGAAAAACTGATTCACGATTTGGCCTATGACAATCTGTTTGAATGCTCACAAGGAGCAAGTCTAAAAAGCAAAAACACACAACCGGGAATTAAAACCACTCGGGCTAACAGGCCGAAATTCTTAGAAACAATGCAGACCAGACTTATTGCTCACAGTATGGCAATTCGTAGTCGTCGGTTCGTAAAAGAACTTAAAGGTTTCATATTCAACGCTCAAACAAAAAGAGCAGAAGCTTCAAAGGGATTTCATGATGATGCAATTATGGCGATGTGTATTGCATTATATGCCAGAGGTGCATCTAACAGAAATGTTCCTATTGGATACGAAGACGAAGATATGACTGAGGCTTTCAAGGCAGAGATATACGAAGAAATCAAAAGAGAACTATCAAAGGATGCTCCAAGTTACATAAATATTGACGATATGGATTTGTTAGAAGACGCAAACAAAGACATGGCATCAATTTCACATGGAAACAAAAGAAAACATAACGCTATCTTGAAAGAATTTGGATGGAGTGTAATTCCATTCATGTTTGTAAATTTTAGACAAATTCATGATATTTTGACTAATTTGGTTGGCAATACACTATTTTAGTTTATGACAATCATAAACAAAAACAAATTAACACAACTACACGTTAAAGATGGCATGACTTACAAAGAGATAGCCGAAAATCTAAACACAACAATTTACTGGGTAAGAAAATCTATTAAAGAACATGAAATACAGCCAAGAAAAGCAGGACAAAGAGAAGGAAAAACACACAGTGAAGAAACAAGAAAAAAGATATCTGCGATACACAAAGGGAAAACAGTAAGCAAAGAAACTCGCATTAAAATGAGCGAATCTAAAAAAGGTTCGTTAAATCATAACTTTGGGAAGAAACATAAACATCATGGAAAAAGACATTGGTGTAAGTGCCCTGACGGTAAGACAGTATCCATGCGAAGCACTTGGGAAATTGCTTATACCGAACATCTTAATCAGATAGGGACAATGTGGAAGTACGAACCCAAAACATTTGTTCTTGAAGATGGCAGAGCTTATACACCAGATTTTTATCTTTCTGATGACAAAACATGGGTGGAGGTAAAAGGCTGGCTTACACCAGAGCATAAGACAAGAATGGAATCGTGGAAAAAAGAAAACCCTGATGAGTCTTTGATTTTAGCTGATAAGAAGTATTTGCAATCTCTTGGAATTGATCTTAAGAAGAAGTGGATAACATCAAAACCAAAATTTGAATGCCTAGAGTGCAAAGAACTATTCTACAGAAAAGAGCCAAGTCAAAGATTGTGTTCTGTAACTTGCAGAAATAGATTTGTGGCAAGTGGTAAAAGATTAACAAAAGAAGAGGATAAACCCAAAAGAAAGTACAATGGAAATCAGTCATATGGAAATAACAACTCTTCAAAATTGACCCAAACAGATATTCAAGAAATTAGAGATATGAAAAAATCCAAAGCAGCAGAAGAGATAGCTATGTTAAAGAAAACTTCGGTTTCAAATGTGTACAATATATGCAGAGAGGTGTCATGGAAATAACAGACAACAACAGATAAGAGGTAACATGAGTCATCAATTTATAAAAAACATGAAAACAGGAGTTTTGCGTATGGAGCGATCTAGTGAAGAGGTCCATATGCCAATTACATTAGACTTTCATTTTGAACTAGCAGAAGAACATAAGGGAAGCGAGGAAAAATAATGGATTACGGAACAGATCAACTCGGAAGAATAAAAGGTCTTTTGTCTCAGGCATTGGGCGTGGCTAATCACAATATGAAAAGCAACAGGTCTGTAGATGAGGCCAAGTCTCATATTAGACAAGCCATGAAAAATGTTGATAAGGCATCAAAATCAAAATCGAAAAAAGCCCAGCAGACAGAAACCGACTATCAGCAATGGTGGGGAAATGTTCAAGCAGGAGTGGCTAGTGTGGCAGCTTCACCAATGTCAAAAGAGGCTAACGAAAAGTCCCTTAATGAACTCGATAAGATGATTGACGACGAAGAAACCAAACTAAAAGAACTTGAAGCTCTTCAAAATCAAGGGCCTAACCAATTATTACAAGACTAAAGACGCTAAAATTGCAAACAAGGCCCGAATTTTTTTCGGGCCTTATTCATTTATAAGAATGATCATGCAAAGATTTAGAAAGTTCTTAGAAATGAAAAACACACAATATGACTACTCGTCAGTTCACGTAGATGTTCCAACTGAAATAGCAGAGGACATAATAAAATGGGGAAGTCAGAAAATACCAGACAATGAAATATTTGTCAGCCAGACTGACCCCTCTTTTGGTCGAGAAGACGAAATGCACGTCACAATCCTTTATGGAATACATTCAGAGACTTCCGAACAAGTAAGAAAACTGATTACTGAAAAGCCACTAAAAGTCAAACTGGGCAAAATAGAAGTATTTACAAACCCATTAAAATTTGACGTGGTTGTAATTGGGATTGATAGTCCTGATTTGTCTGACTTTAATGAAAAAATGAAGGATGACATCGAGTATACCAATAAATACTCAGAATATAAGCCTCATATCACAATTGCTTATGTCAAAAAAGGCAAGGGCTGGAAACACAGAGGCAATAACAAATGGGAAGGGAAAGAGTTCTCTTGCGACAAAATTGTTTTTTCATCTAAGAATGGAACTAAGGAGAGAATCGCTCTCTAAAGAAGGATTCCACAATCCTCCTGTTTTCTTGTGATACCACTTCATGCCAGATAGTCGATTCAAGTAATAGTCTTCTGGCTTAGGAAGTGCAATATTTGCATTAAACGGTGAAGTCCAATATACAAACTTACAACTTTTTCTTAAAGCTCTGCAAGTGAAGTCTTTATTGTGCAATATGACATCGCACCAAATAGACGCAGAATTCTCTCGTTTGTGATCATTATTGGTCAGAATCTCCAAATCTTCTGGATGATGGTAATAAAAATCCGTCTTGAAGAAATCAAACCTTTGATCTTCTTTAAGTTTTTCTACAAGTGATTCCCAACCAGATCCCAAATGTGTCATTATGAAGAGAGAATTTTTTTGCATTCTTTTAACTCCTCCATTTTAACCTTCCAACTTGCAATAGATTTATCAAAAACAGATTCCATACCTGCTAAAAATGCTGGATCACTAAAATTGTATTTACCACTAATCATAGTCTTTGTCGCCAAAAAAGTTGGCACAGTAGATCCATTTTTTAAGGCAGTTCCTACAGAGAAAATGCTCCATAAATAAGACCACTCACCATTTCTCTGTCTTTTGACAGCACCTATAACATGACCAGTTTGTGATACTTTAACCATTATCTGTGCTACTCCGGGGCCAGCCCAATTGTTTTGTGTAAGTTCAAGCCCTACCCATCTATTTTTTATAGCTTGAGCAACTTGGTTTATTTCTTTCTCAATTCTACGTTTGATCCAATAGTTCTTCATGGGAACTTCCTCCTAGATACTGTAATTAAAGTAAGCCATTGCAAAATGTGCCCAACCCTAATAACTACAGAAGGTAACAATGAGTTAGGGTAATACCCCGAAGGAGTAAAATTATGGCTTGGTGGGATTTTTTCAAAGTCTTTACGTATGCGTTCACTGATGATCCTCTTACAAAGAGAGATCAAAAAGACCTTATGGGTGCTGGTGTGTCCCAGCCCGATGCCATCCCGGATATTCGTGCCGGTCAGGACGGCAACTGGGGCGGTGGCGGTGGGGCGATTAAGTTACGTGACACAAACGATTTTGTCGATTTGTCTACGGTCACGAACCGTATTCATAGATATAAAGAGTACGAACGCTTAAGAAACATGGCAGAAATTGAAATGGCCATGACCGTTTTCGCTGACGAAGCATGTTTGGCAGGCAGTACAAAAATTGCAACGCCACATGGATTTAGAACAATCAAAGACCTAGCAGAGAATGAGACCGAAAGGTTTTTGGTCTATTGCTACGATCATAATAAAAGAGACTACACCCTTGGTTGGGCATTCAATCCACGAAAAGTAAAGACAGCACCAACTATCAAAATCATGCTTGATGATGGAAACTCTTTTATCGTCACAACAGATCATGAAATTCTATTGAGAGATGGAAAGTGGATAGAAGCAGGCGAGCTTAATTACGGACATGAGTTAATGCCGTTCTATCATCTGGAAGCCAGACAGGACTTAACGGGAATTAAAACAAATCAATTCCCGAGAATATGGACACACGAAAAAGGTTGGGTTCATGAAAGACAATTCGTAGATGAGTGGACTACTGGAAAAACCAAAGATGAACTCAAGGCAGTTAACAGCTATTGCCAAATGATTGCTGAAGGATTGACAGTAAGGCAAATAACAAAACTCACAGGAAATAATTTTGTCACAGTAAGAGACAGAATTGAAAATGCTGGATTCTCAAATAAAGAGATGAAGTGGCTTGGCAACAAAGAAGATCGCCGACGAGTGGTCGGTGTTCAACCATGGAAAGAAATTGATGTCTATGACATGTCGGTAGAGAAACACAAAAACTTTGCAACCAATTGGGGCATCGTTCACAATTGCCAAAAAGATGATGAAGGTCATGTGATGAATATCATGTGTGCAAATCAAGAAGTTAAAGAAGAAGTTGAATGGTTATTGTTCCATCGCAAAATGCTTAACTTCGATCAAAAGAAAATGTGGGACTTGGCAAAAAGACTGTTCATTAACGGAGACTTCTTTTATGAACTGATTATTGATATTGAAAATCCTAAGAACGGAGTTATTGGTTTAATTCCTTTGCCAGCAGACAGCATCTACAGAATCGAAACAACCAAAGGCAAGATCGTAGAATATCAACAATCTAAGGAAGGCCCAGATTATCAAAGTTTGGCCAGAGTGGAAGTCACTCAGGCAACTGAGGCCGATCTTCAACAGGCCACAGCCGTAAGGTTCGCTCCAACACAGGTAGTTCACTTTAAGATCGGAGACGATAGAAAGACATTCTATCCATACGGCGTGTCTCTTATTGAGGCCGCTCGTGGGCCAGCACATCAATTAAGATTGATGGAAGATGCCATGGTTGTTTACAGACTGACACGTGCGCCTGAAAGAAGAGTGTTCTATATTGACGTTCAACAATTGAATCCGGCTAAAGCCGAAGCATTCATAGAACGTATGAAAGATCAATTTAAGAAAAAGAAAGTTGCTAGTGGTAAAGGTGGAGGCAGCGGAGCGTCCGCTGTTGAAGAACGCTGGCACGCTCCTGCGGCTGATGAAGATTACTGGATTCCTATTCGTCCTAATGCCAACACACGTGTTGAAACATTGCCGGGTGCTCAGAATCTTGGAGAGATCGACGACACAGTTTACTTCAGAAACAAACTGTTCACCGCTTTGAATTTCCCAAAGAACTATTTCAACAACGAAGATTCACAAGCAACCAGAATTTCATTAT